TTCTTCAAACGCCCCGGATTCCGACGCCAAGACATACTGATCGAGAAAAGCCCGGCACTTCTTATTGGCCGTCAGGAAACCCATTACGCAGGCCATGAGATTGGGAATGGTGAACGATTCTTCCCTGCTGAGACCCAACGGCTCCAGGGCGGAGTCCGCACACCATTCACCGGCGGTCCAGCCGTTTAACATAAGCATCCAGTCATGGTCCTTGAAGAAGTCCAACACCTTCTGCCAGGGTTTTACCAACTGAATGCCGGCGTCGCACCACAGCACGAGATCGTAGTCGTCCCAGACCTTTGCTATTGCAGCGGGCTTAAAAGCATAGGGCACCTGGCTGTGCATCGGGCACTTGAGATCGGCGAACTCAGTGAACTTGCGGAAATCACCATCGAAGCCGTTAGTCCTGAGACTGTTTTCCAGCCTCTCGGCGCCAACCGAATACCAACCGCCATTCGCAAATGTCACTATGCAGGATTTCATTTTGTCTTGCCCATAACCACATTTTCGCCGGTCGTATGAAGAATGCCGAAACCATAAGGCGACAGCAACGACTCCACCGCCGGTATGTCATCATCGTATTCGATGCAGACACACAAAAGCCGTTCGAGATAAACCGATGGTATTCGGCGAAGAACCTTTATGTTATCACCTTCGATATCAAGGTTCATAAAATCAAAATCGCATCCGCAATCACGGAGCAGCGAGGACCAGCTAATGCCGGCAACGGTAATCAATTGGTAGTCGGCTAACTCGGCCCACTTGCGACTGTGCCCCTCGTTCATAGTGGACACAAAATCGTATGTATGGTAGAGTTCTACGGGACCGTCAGTGTCGCACAGCGCGGCCTCAACAACAGTGATCCTATCCATCGCCCGCAAGGACTCGCAGAAGTTAGGAGAAGGCTCAACGGCTACCCCGCACCACCCTCTTTTGTGCAGCGCCTTTGTATTCGAGAAACACACGCCGTCCGCCGCACCGATATCCAAAAAACGCCCCTCGTCTTTGCCACCAAAGTAGTCGCAGATAAACCGTTCCTCATCGTGTTGTGAATACACTAGAACCAATCCTTTCGATAAAAAACTCCACCACCGCCATCCTTGATAACCAGCAGTTCGGGCTGCTGGCGCATGGCAAGGAAGTAATCAAACACGGCTTGTTTACAGCCCTTGAGACGATAGGCGTCAATAATAACGTAGCCATCCTCGTGAACCAGCGGCGACAGGTACCTGAGACAAGTCGCAATGGACTCATAGAGAACGCCATCAAGACGCAGTACGGCAATACCGCAATCAAACAACTGCGAAACATCCGTCGGCAATGTATCCTGGAACCATCCGGGATGGTACACCAGCGAACACGGGTCTATCTGCCAACCGGCCATGTGGCCCTTAACGGCATCGACGTCCTGAACGGCTACCCCCGAAGACACCAATTCGCCTTTACCGTCGCCAATACAACCCTTGATGTCGTCGCCGTCATTCGGCCCGGCCTGGGGTATGCCCTGAAACGAATCAAACAGGTGGATCTTCCGCCCGGCTTTAAACACCTGATTAGCCAGTGCCATTGCGGCAACCTGTGTGCCACAAAACACTCCGCACTCCACGAAATCGCCGGGGATGTCCAGCTCGATGGAATGCGCAGCCATGTTGTAGCTGTTAATCACGTCGCCCGGCTCACCTAATGCCTGCTGTCCGAATAACGCCAGTTTTTCTACTACATCAGCGTCCATTATGCCCTCAAAACAATCAAAGAGTCCCAATAATTAAGGACATTACTCACGAATCGCCGGTCTTGTACGTGCTGCACAACGTCATACCACTGCCCCAGATGGGCGAACATCCGAGCGTAGGTCTGCTCACCACTGGGATTTGCTCCGACGAAATCGTGAAACTGTACGGTGATCTGACCGGCTATGGGACCGGGCCAATCAAGCAGGATGTCGTACTCCGCTCCCTCGCAGTTAAACTTGACAATGTCCCAAAACTCAATTCCGGTGCGCGACATTATCTCGTCAATCGAATGACATGGCGTCATCTGCCTCGTGGCGTCAAATGGAATATCTCCGTGCACACAATCAAGATGATTACCAGTACCATCGCCCCACTTGATGAGTTCCTTTTCACCGGTATTACCACGGGCAACCATCGCACCCTTGATAAGCTCTATATCCGGGTGATTTGGCTCGCCGGCATCTGTGTCAGGTTCGATAGCCACAACCCTGCACCCCATGCCGGCCATAGGTTTGGCGAAACCAAAACCACGAGCACCGACATCCAAAACAGTCATGCCGGCGCGAACATCCTTCAAGATAGTATGGTCGCATACGATAGTTAGCTTGTCACTGTCCATCCATTAGCCTTCCTTTGTTTATAAAGTTGTTCGTCATGGTCCCAGTCCCTGCGATTCTTTATCGCCAGGGCGTCTACGTTGTCGCCCTTCCAGTCGTGGTGCACTATCATCATCTCACATTCGGCACACTTGCCCATTTCACGAACAACATCGGAGAACTCGGTATCGCAGTAGAAGCTCCTGTATCCTGGGTAGTAGATGTAGCCGAAATGCTCGTACAGCCTACGGCCCATGATCGACTGCGTGATTAAGCCGTTGTTTCCGCAACAGCCATCGGGGAAGTTCAGGGCGCCGTCCAGATCGGGGAAGTTCTTTTGCATCTCGGTCGCTATGACGTCGTCGAGCCTAAAGATGCTCGGCAGCATGTCGTCGGATACCAGAACGAGAACATCCCAATCACCGGCCATTTCCATATCCGCGTTGCAAGCCTCGATTTTGGTCTTACTCTCGCCGTAGTGGTACATGAGATTGTGCTGGCGGTCCAGGTACGCACGCATGGCATCGTTGTTCATGCTGGCGTCATCGACGTCCATCGTGATAAGCCACTGGTGCTCGTGCGTGTCGCCGAGCTTGTCCTTGTAGAGCTCGAGCGTCTGCTTGAACCAATCTGGTCTTCCGCGGCTGGGATACTTCATAAGGATTTTCATTCTACCTGCTGTAATAATTATACATAATTGGCTCGATGAACACCTCTCGTCCTGGGAACTCCGGATCGTCACGGAGTAAACCTACGAGCCTGTTACTGTACTCATGGTCCTCGCCGATCTTTTCGTCTGGAAACTTTGCCTTGATCGCCATCGCACGCTTGACCGGGTTGAGATGGTTTGGGGGCCTGCAATGCACTCCACCCTCGCTATACCAATGATCGTATCGCGTGGAATGGATGAACACCTCCGGCGGGTTGCCGGCATGAAAGTAATGCCCCTGGATACCAACCGCGTCGGGCTGATAGCCGTCCTTGTCGGGCACAATGGCCTTGAGAATCTCTTGCACGTAGTAATCGGGAACGGTGTCGTCGTCGTCGATGAAGCAGATGTAATCGCCGAGAGCCCTATCGAGCAGCATGTTACGCTTGGTGCCCGTCGGTAGGATAGCCCTGTCGCCCTCGACTATGATCTCTACGTCGGTACTCAGTTGGGGCGTTAGAATATTGCGGAGCCGCTGGAGCTGCTCGATGCGATCTTCGAGGTGGCAGATTAGGATGGATAGCTTCATCTTCGGTTTTCCTGTTGTTCAGGTTATCGTTTTCTACTTCTTCGCCTTGGCCCCTTATGCCTCTTGGCTGCCGTCCCTTTTATCTTCGGCATTGCGTGGGGAATCTGATTTTTGGCCGTCATGCGGCCGCCCCCTGTGCCTGCTGCGGCGCTTGAGCCTGCGCCTGCTGGGCCTGCATCAATCTCATCTTAATCTGCTCGCGCTTGGCCTCGGGAAGGTCCGTCAAGTCGATAAAGACGTCCGGCGGAATCAATTGACCGTACTTGCTCATCAGGGCATCAACCTGCATGAACTGTGCCATGCGCTCGGTCGGCGCCGACGGCGAGATTGTGACCTTGACACCGTACATGCCCTTGTCCTCGCGGAGCTTTTTGAGCAGCGATTCAATGGCCGATGCCTTAACCGCCTGGTCCCACGTCTCGGACATCTGCGGATACGCCTGTGCGTATTGCCTGGCACCCTCGACGCCCTGTCGCATCGTATCCATCACGCGGATGCGGTCTTGAGGCTTGACGAACTGCATCCCAGCCGGGTCCATCGGAGGCGGCATCATGGGTTGCGGCAGATTGAATGCGTAGGTCGATTGCAGTTTGAAACGGGCCTGTGCCATGAGTTTGCTGTCGATCAGTGACGACTCATCGACGATAGCCCATATCTCGTCGTTGGTATAGAACTCGTTGTTGAGCTGAACGTGCATGAGCAAGTTGCCGAAGATTTCGAGCGTGCGGTAGAAATTATCGAAGAATGGCTCATTCGACATCCGGTTTTGTGTCATTTTTAGGTTGATCGCCCGCCCGGACTCGCTCTGCGACGTACCGTAACCCTGGCTCGCATCATCCACGCCAGAGACTCGCTTAACGTCCTGCTCGAACTGCTTGGCCATTGTGAAATGACCGGCCGGCAGTTGGTTCGGTGTTATCTTCTCAACGCTCCCGCCGAATTTGTCTTTGGGAATGACTATGCCCATGACGCTGCCGAATTTCTTGAGCGCGGCCAGCCACTTCTTGTCGTTGGCACTACCGACTACGAAGCCGGAGTTAGCCGTCTGATTGAGTATCCGCACGGTCTGGGTACGGTGAATGTTTTCCTCTTTGTTCAGGTCGACAACATCGTCCAGCACACCAACGGCATAACCGGAATCCCACATTGGCGAGTACCGCACGATCGGGTAGTCGCTGACGTTATCGCCGAGGGGGTTTGGTGTGTCCTCTAGCATCGTTTCGCCGAGCATCACGGTTTCGTGCAATACCTTTTTGACGACGTTGACGATGAGATATCGCACTGACCGTTTCGCCTTGCGAGTGAGTTTTGCAATCTTTTTCTCGTCCTCGATTTTAACAGTCGGCTGCTGGCCCTGGCGGTCGGCGACGATGATTTGCGGTTTGACTTCCTTCCAAAAGACTCGCCGCACCATATACCGATACTGCTTGAGCAGCTCCTGATCGGGGATCTGAGTATCGGCGTCGAGGTCGTCGTCACAGCCCGTGCTATCGCTCGCCATCCACGTAGCCAGCCTCTCTTCGGGCTTGCCGTCGAGGTCGTCTATTTGACTGACGCCTACCTCAATCTCCTTCTCGCGGTGCGGCCACAATGCCTTGACCTCGTCCTGGTCCATCCACTCGTTTTCGATCACGTACTTCGCCGACTCGTTGAGATCGTACTCGGTGGCGTTGCGATCGACATCGACTTGCAGGAGCGATAGTCCCTGTATTTTCGGCTGCCCGTTAACGTTCTCGCCGCGGTCGATATTGAGTTTGAGATACGCCTCCGTGTCGATGCCGCCGCGCATAAAGACTTGAGCGTAGACGTAGTCGGCATAACTGACATCCTGTGTGTGCTTGAGCAGCTCGGTATGCACTTGTCCGACTACAGCCGTCCCACCGCGACGGGGCGAGACCGCAACCTCCTGCTTGCCCTGCAAATACATGCCGAGCAATGCCTTGAGGACCGGCTTGCACCTGTTGATTGTAATCGGCGTCACGCCCTTGCTGGTGTACGCCTCGTATTCCTCTTCGGACCACTGGTGTTTGCCGCCTCGAAAGAAGTCCTGATAAAGCTCGGCCCGCTCCTGCTGGCCTCGCCGCGTGGTGTGCTGGCGACTGTCCCGGACAAACTTGCGGGCGTTCTTTCGTATCTCTGCCTCTTGTAGTGCCATGTCTAAACTCCTATCCCGAGCATGATGTCGTCGGGGACCATATCCATTGCTCCGGCGGTTGATTGTATGATGCCCTCTGCGTCAGTCGGCGTGACGTTGCGGCCATAATACAAGCCGTTCACGTAGGCATCGGCCCTGTCTGGTGATTGTCCTCGGCCCAGCCGCTTGGTAATCTCTTCCTTGCTCTCGATGTATATCCGCCCATTGCTGTATTTGTACTTCGGAGTGCAGAGCTGCTTGCGCAGCATCGGGTCCTTGTGGTGAAGCTCTACCTCACCGCGAGACAACGTCCTCGCTGCATAATCCCAGACCTCGGCCCGCTTATTGCCGTAGGTGTACATTGGGTTTGTCTGGTCCGGCCTGGTGGCTGAATTGGCCGCAATCACATTGACGCCGTTACTGGCGAGCACATCCACAACGCCGCCGCCGACGCCGCCCTCGTCAACAATGACCGGGCATTGATTGTGCTGATTGCTCCACGCCGTGAGGCGGTTGACTGTGTAGTCGATACCACGCTGGCCATAGATAACCTCATCTACAATATCAGTGTCGTGCATGTAGTAATTGACCGTCTCGTTGTCGCCATACCGCGCCACGTCACAGGTGATGTACTTGCGAGTCTGAGGTTGGAACTTGATCTGCGTGAAACCGCCGGCCTGCTCCAGCCAGATAGCCTTAAGAACCTGATCGACGTCGTCAGCCAGATCCCACGAGCCGTAAAGGTACGCCTCGAGCAGCTCGGGGCGGTGGCCGAAAGAGTCTTTGAGCATGTCGATGTAGGAATCCGGCAAGTGTGGATTATCGCTCGGCAATGCCTGGACGAACCGGCGGTATGGTGCCGAGTCGGGAATGAAATCGTCTTTCAGCCAACAGTTAGCCGGGTTGGCCGTGTAGAGCCCTTTGTAGTACAACGGATGCCCGTGGATTTTCAGCCGCCTCGATCCCTGCAAGACCGCCACATCATCCTTCGCTGTCTCTTCGGCTTGGTCTATAGCCATGAATCCGTACTCTGCGGAATTGAATTTGTTTATGTCTTCGCGCCGGTCCAGACCGCCGAAGTCCACAGCTATGCGGCCCTGAATGAGTATGTGTTTCGGGTGTTTTTCCGTCCCCGCTTTGATTTGATAATTATCGTCAGGGATAACATCCTGCCATGTCTGCAATGTTGTGGAGGTGAAGTCTGTCGCCTGTTTGCGGCCCATCCACCCAGCGTGGATTGGCTTTGGTGTAGGCTGTAGATTGAACGTGTTTGCGATATGCACCGCGAGCTGAAACACCCACACACAGAGGAAAAATGACTTACCGCCACCTTTCGCGCCGCCGTACAGGACATCTACCACAGTGGGATCATCCAGCGCCTGATACGCCTCAGTTTGTCGCTTCGTCAGCTTGAACATTCTTTACCTGGTCGGGTGAGATATTGGGTTCCGATGTTGAATCACCATTGCCCCCCGCCATTTGCACGATCACCGGCCCAAAGCTAATCTGGCCAGCTAGATTCACGTCGTGGTTGTCTCGCCAATACAACCCCTGCCGGTTCTTGAGCCAGATGATTGCAGCTCCGGTATCTGGTGGGTAGTGCTTGGTGACCTTGTGTTCTATCACCTTTCCTTCCTGACAGAACACCTTAACTTCCGGGTGCGAGTAGCCTTTCGCACGGTGGTACAGGCTCTCGGCTACCTCTGCGTCCGCCTGCAATTTGCCTCTTTTTAAGGACTCTAAAAACTCTGGAAATTCATGCTTCCAGTTGTTGATTGTCGCCTCGCACACGCCGAAGAAATCAGCTAAATCTTTGTCTTTCGCCCCCAACAGCGTCAGTTTGTACGCCTGTTCGGTGTACTTATCGTGGTAACAAGTAGGCCTGCCTCCCGGATGCTTCTGCTCAGTTTTTTCGTCTTCATTACTCATACCCCCCGTATCGGCAATTTGCGACGAAATTCATTTTGGCCCCGGGGCATCTGCAACTTTTTTTAGAATTATTTTATTTTTATCTTGACTCTGGCCGATTTGACGCCCTGTGTGGCTCTGTGGCGGCCGATCTCTGGTTGACTGGACTGTTGACTGGCTCATATCTCTCATATTCTGCTGCAATGCCACGGCTGTTGTTGTCTTGTTCATGCCGATTCTTTCCGTTTGTACTCGCCACACCAGTTGTTCTGATGGACCTTCGCCGGGAGCCATACATCGCCCAGGACTTCAATGCCGTTCGGTGGGTACCGGTGACAATGGCCGATTGTGCCGACATTTTCGACAGCCTCTTGTGAGCGCCAATAC